GAACTTACTGGTGGCGATCAGGAGAATGGCATATTAGTTGGTTGCGAGTCCAACCTATTGCGTTTTAAGCAACCTGATAAGAAGGAGGTGAAAAGCTGTGACTTGTGTTCCACGGGTGCTTGTGCTCTTCATGCTCCCAAAATGGAGCCACCAGTTCCGTGTCCAATTTGTTCTCGTCCTTTTATGTTGGTTGATCTTTATCAACATTTTTGTCAGATTAAGTGCCGTTGTTGTTCGGCTCTTTTGGATTGTACTCCGTATCTGAAAACTTGGCAGGCTACACCTAATCGTGCTCGGCAGAACCCTTTTCTTAATGCTATACGTTTGCTTTGGCCTACTCACTTCCAACACAAGGGCCCTGATGGTATGTTGGCCTTGCCTCAATGTGCCGAAGAATCAAAAAGAATATTGCGCAACCCTATCCCACCTGTTCGCACGTCAGTGCCATTAAAGCCCACTGTACCTGATTTTATGACGCATGACGAAAGAACTTCTAATGAGCTGACTAAATTTGATCTATCTCAGGAAGCGAAACTCATTAGTGGTTATCCTATTCAGAATTTTGCCGATTGTGTATATCGTTTCACACATGGTAGAAAAGTTTCTTCATGTTTTCTGTTGACGGATAGGATTGTCACCAATCATCATGCCTTTGATGCCAATTCAACCGATCCACCTTGGGTTAGTGGGCCCAATTTTTGTTATGAGTTGCTCCCTGTGAGTTCTTGGACTACTGATCCTGTGGTTGATTACGCATGGGCTCCATCATTTTCGCCTGTCGATGGGAAAAAGATGTCATTGATCACTCTCGGCCTTAAACCTTTGCGTGTGAGTAAAGCTGAGATTGTACCAGGTCAATGCACTGACTATTGTTGGTATGATGATCCTTCGTTTCCTGACAACAACATACGTGGCCCACGTGGCAAGCCAGGTCCACAGCGCGGCAAGTCTTTGCACACTGTTTGCACTTATGTCAGCAGTAATGAAACGCATCATTTTGTTAAATCCTCTACTGAAGAGGGTTGGTCTGGTTCACCAGTTATTGATGATGCTACTGGCCATGTAGTTGGCATGCACACTGGTGTGAAAGCCACCAAAGGCGACAAGTGCAATTATGCTGTTAAAGTTGAGCTTCTTCGATCAGTTCATGGTGCGGTGCGGGCTTTGCCCACTGGTCCCGAAATTGAGAGCTATTATACTCAGTATATACCTCAGTTCAAAGTGATGGGTACGAGTCTTTCTCAGTTCCAAAATGTGTATGACTTGCAGTGCCATTCTGATGATACCCCATTTGTTGAAGTTCCTATTGATCGCTTGCCTTTGATATGCCGTGTTTTTAAACCTATGTTGAAGAAAAAAGACGCCAAAACGAATACCACTGATGCCGTTGTTGAAAGATGGATACAATCAACCCATCGATTGCGTTTGGACTATGATCACTATACTCAAACCGACCCTGATGTCCACTCATTATGGAAAGATTTTGCAAAGTATGCTAAACCCGAACCTGTGATGAACTCTGATTCCCTTGTTAAAGCCTACAGTTTTATGTATCAAGCTTTTTACTACCACTGTAAAAACTCGCGAATTTGGACACATGATGAAGTGGTGGGTACTTGGGAGCCCGCTAGTTCTCCAGGGTATCCTTGGAACCTGTGTTTTAACTCAACCGTTGAGTTTCTTGAAGCTATGGATCAAGAGTTACCCAAAATGTGGGAGCAGTTTTATGCTGGTCACTCTTTGATGCCAATTTGGAATGTGTCACCCAAGTACGAGATACGTAAGCGAGAGAAAATCGAGGAGAGGAAGATACGATCCTTTACTGCGTC